ACACAAGCTGTGATGCGATTTAGACAGGGAGGGTTGGTACCACATCCTGAAGACTATGAAGAAGAGAAAATTATAAAAACTAAACGAACATATTACTAATGATTAAAGGCAAAAAATTTGGACCACCACCTAAAAGTGGACCTAACCCACAAGGCTTGAATATTGGATATAATACTGTTAAGACAGTCAAACTGGAGAAAATAAATGGCAGAAATAGAAAAGGCCTTACCCAACGAGGTAAGAAAAGAAATTAACATTCCTAGCGAAGAAGATATACAAGTAGAGCTAGAGAAAGAACAAGGGCAAGATACTAAAGGTCCTGTTGAAGTTCAAGAGAACGAAGACGGAAGTGTTGATATAGATTTTGATCCATCGTCAGTAAATTTAGAAGGAACACAAGGTCACTTTTCTAACTTAGCAGAATTATTACCAGACGATGTTTTAGATCCATTAGGAAGTAAGATGTATGAAAACTACATGGATTATAAATCTTCTAGAAAAGATTGGGAAAGAACTTATACGTCAGGATTAGAACTGTTAGGTTTTAATTATGACGACAGAACAGAACCGTTCAAAGGAGCATCGGGCGCGACGCATCCAGTATTAGCAGAAGCTGTTACACAGTTTCAAGCTTTAGCTTATAAAGAATTATTACCAGCAGAGGGACCTGTTAGAACTCAAATCATAGGTATGCCTACACCAGATAAAGAAGCTCAGTCAACAAGAGTAAAAGAATTTATGAATTATCAAATTATGTCTGAGATGAAAGAGTATGAAGCAGAGTTTGATCAAATGTTATTTTACTTACCACTTGCAGGTTCAGCATTTAAAAAAGTTTATTATGATGAACTTATGGAAAGAGCTGTTTCAAAATTTGTACCAGCAGACGATATCGTTGTGCCATATACTGCAACATCATTAGATGATTGTGAATCTGTAATACACAGAGTGCGTATGACAGAAAACGAATTAAGAAAACAACAAGTCGGAGGATTTTATAGAGACATAGAAATTAATCCTGCATATATGGATGAGACTGCTTCTGAAAAAGCAGAGAGAGAATTGGACGGAACATCGAGAGGCAGGGATCAAAGAATGTATACACTTTTAGAATGCCACGTTAACTTAGACTTAGAAGGATTTGAAGATACAGGTCAAGACGGCGAGCCAACAGGAATTAAACTACCCTATATTGTAACAGTTGAAGAGGGAACTAGAAAAGTATTATCGATTAGAAGAAACTATGAAGTAAGTGATGCAATGAAAAATAAAATTAATTATTTTGTGCATTTTAAATTTTTACCTGGTTTAGGATTTTACGGTTTTGGTTTGACTCACATGATAGGTGGATTGTCAAGAACAGCAACAGCAGCATTAAGACAATTGCTCGACGCTGGAACCTTGTCTAACTTACCCGCTGGTTTTAAAATGCGTGGTATTAAAATGAGAGACGAGGCGCAATCTATTCAACCTGGTGAGTTTAGAGATGTCGATGCACCTGGAGGAAACTTACGAGATGCATTTATGACATTACCATTTAAAGAACCTTCGGGGACTTTATTACAACTCATGGGTGTCGTGGTACAAGCAGGGCAAAGATTTGCATCTATTGCTGATCTGCAAGTAGGAGACGGGAACCAACAAGCAGCAGTGGGCACGACAGTGGCTATGTTGGAACGAGGATCGCGAGTAATGTCTGCGATCCACAAAAGAATGTACGCCGCGATGAAAAAAGAATTTACAATTTTAGCTAGAGTATTTAAATTATACCTACCTCCAGTTTACCCCTATGATGTTATAGGTGGACAAAATCAAATTAAACAAACTGATTTTGACGACCGTGTAGACATCTTACCAGTTGCAGATCCAAACATCTTTAGCCAGACTCAAAGGATCTCTTTAGCTCAAACAGAAATGCAATTGGCTGCCTCAAACCCTCAAATACATAACCAGTACGAAGTATATCGTAATATGTACGAGGCATTGGGGGTAAAAGACATTGATTTAATATTAAAAAGACCTCCACAACCAACACCAAAAGACCCAGCGTTAGAACATATTGATGCTTTAGCAGGTAAACCTTTTCAAGCTTTCCCTGGTCAAGATCATAGAGCACACATTACATCTCACTTAAACTTTATGAATACAAATATGGTAAAAAATGCACCCGCTGTTAACGGTGTTTTAGAAAAAAATATACTTGAACACATAAGTTTAATGGCACAAGAACAAATTGAGTTAGAATTTAGGGAAGAGTTACAACAATTACAACAAATGTTGCCTATGTTGCAAAATCCACAAGCCATGATGCAGAACCCTAACCTACAAAATCAAATTCAAATGATGCAACAGAAGATAGAATCTAGAAAAGCAGTGTTAATTTCTGAAATGATGGAAGAATTTGCTAAAGAAGAGAAAAAAATTACTGGAGATTTTGGTAATGACCCTATTGCTAAATTAAAAGCAAGAGAATTAGACCTTCAAGCTAAAGATAATGCTAGAAAAGAGAAGGAAGGGGAGCAAAAAGCAAATCTAGACAAGATGAAAGCAATGATGAACCAATCAAACGTTGAAGAAAAGTTAGATCAGAACGAAGAGTTAGCAGAATTACGTGCTGACACTTCAATTCAAAAAACAATTCTTGGAAAAACATTACCAAACGCAAATAATGCAATTCCAAAAGTAGATATTATAAGAAAGGGTAATTAATTATGTGGTTTAGTGCACTTAAACTTGGATTAAACGCGGCAACGCATATTTATAAGAAAAAACAAGAGACGAAAATGCGTATGGCTGATGCTCAATGCATGCACGCAGAAAAAATGGCCCGAGGTGAGGAATCTTACCAAGGAAAACTTTTAGAAGCTAGACAATCAGATTGGAAGGACGAGTTCGTTTTGGTGGTGCTCACGTTGCCCATTTTGGTGATTGCGTGGGGGGTCTTCTCGGACGATCCGGGTGCAGCAGATAAGATAAAAGAGTTCTTTGAGCAGTTCCAGCAGCTCCCGTCATGGTTCACAAATCTCTGGATCCTTGTTGTCGCGAGTATTTATGGTATAAAGGGAACGCAAATATTTAAAAATGGAGGAAAAAAATAATGGCTAATAGACTATACAACAAACAAGTAACACCTAAAGGTTATCAAGAAGGTGGAAAAGTTAAAAAACAAAGCCCAATGGGTAGTTCGTCTACGAAAGGAAATATTATTCGTGGAAAACTAAAATCTCAAAAGGAATTAAAAAAAATAACTGACAGCAAAAAATATAAAGACGCTAGCTACGGTGAAAAAACTAAAATGTTAAATGTTGCGACTATGAAAAAAGGTGGACGTGTTGGTAAAATGGGTGGCGGAATGATGAACAAAAGACCTATGTATAAAGATGGCTCTTTAAAACCTGTTGATAAAGAAAAAAATCCAGGACTTTCAAAACTTCCAACTAAAGTCAGAAACAAAATGGGCTTTATGAAAAAAGGGGGCAAAGTAAAATAATGTCTAGACCAGGTTTATACGCAAACATCGCCGCTAAAAAAGCTAGAATCAAAGCTGGCTCAGGTGAGAAGATGAGAAAAAGAGGAGCTAAAGGTTCACCAACGGCAGCCAACTTTAAAAGAGCAAAACAAACAGCGAGATCATAACATGGCAAATAATTTATATAATAAACAAGTGTCACCTAAAGGATACAAAGAGGGTGGTAAAGTAGAAAAGAAAAAAGGTATTATAAGAACTTTAATAGATACACCTAAAAACATTAAAAAAACTCAAGATACTATGAGAAAAGATAGAATTAAAATGGAAAAGAAAGATAGACTTAAAAAAAAGATGAGAGATGCAAATATAGAAGGATTTTCAGAATCTTTAAAAGATCCTCGAAAAAGAGAAAGACTTGATGATCAAATTATAAAAAATAAAAAAGAATATAAAATAAAAAAAGCATCGGGTCTTTTAGCCAAAGGTGGCAAGGTTAAGTAATGGCTGGTAAAGGTTTATACGCAAACATTCATGCTAAAAGAAAACGTGGTGGCAAAATGCGTAAGAAAGGTGCAAAAGGCGCACCAACAGCAGCTAACTTTGCAAGAGCAAAACAAACAGCGAGAAAAAAATAATGACTAAACTATGTCCTAGAGGTAAAGCTGCAG